GTTATCATGGCGTTAGAAATTGGAGTCGCATCATTTCCTGGGTTCGAAACTTTGATCCGAGGTGGCATCACCTACCCGAAGTTGTTTTCCGGGATGGTGAAATGCGTACTTGATCACTCTAGACCCGAGCATGATCGTGTAGCTGCAATGGAAGCGATTTATCAGCTTTCCTATGCATTCAAAAAGCTGCAAGGTCCGTACCAACCAGAGGTACTCCGCAAACAGCTAGCGGAGTTCATAGAGGTGGATACCTCGCTTAAAGATTTTGATTATTTGAGCGAACCTCTACGTGACATCACAAGCAGGGCTAGCGATATCATCACAGAAGTTCTGCAGGGGCTGGATCCGTTCGACCACGCGCAAGCGGAGATCTTTCTTCCGAAGCCGGGTCCGGGCGCATCAAACACCCCACGTCCGAAGTCAACGCGATACGAAGCCCGCGTTGACTACCTCAGTATGAGCGAAGCTTTCAACTGGAGGGAGTGGTTTTCACCTCCCTCCAGTCCCCCGAGACATGGGGGCCAACATCGTTCGAAATGGATCTCGAATGATTTGAAGGCGTTCTTCGCTAGGCCTCGATACAACACGGCATTTGAATCACCGTGCGATGTTAAAGATGCAGCAACCGCTCGCTTTAAGTTTGTTCCTAAAACGAATAAGAAGCCGCGGGGAATCTGTATCGAAGAATGTGAAACAATGTGGCTGCAACAAGGCCTGCGTCATGCCTTGGTAAAGAGGATAGAGTCGCACCCCATAACCAAAGGGTACGTAAACTTTACCTCTCAGCAAATCAACAGGGAATTAGCGTTGCAGAGTTCTGCCGATCTGTCATCCGCGACGTTAGACATGTCGTCGGCAAGTGATAGAATACGTAGAGCACTCGTCGCATTTCTACTCCGTAAGGTGGGAGCGCTCAGAGAAGCAATCCTGTCTTGTTCAACGGAAACTGTTGAGCTACCTACGGATTTTCCGCATGAGTTTGGGGATAGTATCACCCTGAACAAGATTGCACCGATGGGTAGTGCTATTTGTTTCCCGATCATGGCTTTGACGCATTTTGCGTTGATTAAAGCTATAATCGAGCATTCTGTGGTCCCGCAGCGTTTTAAACGGAATGTATACGTCTACGGGGATGACATTATTGTCCCTACCGATTGTGTACCCGCGATCTACGACTGGTTACCGTTGTATGGTATGAAGTTCAATGTTGAAAAGAGCTTCGTCCATTCGCAATTCCGCGAGAGCTGTGGGTTACATGCCTATGAAGGCCATGAAATAACCCCCGTGCGTTTCAAGATTGCACGGTCTCATCTACATCTTTCAGACGTACCCGGACTCCTTCGCCTCGAAGAGGCTTTCTACAACAAGGGGTATCGAAAGACGGCTGAACGCATTCGAATCCAAGTGCAGCGTTGTGCGATACGGCATGGGATTTATTATTTCTACCCAGTATCACCGACGTCACAGCTTTTCGGTTTTTATCGAAAAGACGCGAGCCTGGACGAATTTGTCCAATCTGTTCCTGGCAAGTGGCACGAGGAGACTGACCTCAAGAAACCATGGTATCAGTGCCAACTGTATACCGTGCCTGTTTTAGCCGACGAAAAGGTTGAATCACCTCCTTTAGTTGGCGAACGCGGGTACCTCCGGTGGTTAACCGAGGGCAGCCAGACGGCGCCGATTGTAGAAGACTGCCTACCAGACAAAAAACAAGTTGGTTGGCGTACGCTTCCTGAGTCATCACTAGGGTACTCCCGTTCAGAAGAAGGGAGCCGTCCAGAGGTAACCAATCCCCTAGACGCCACCGGTTAACCGGCGTATTGTTGTACTAGTGAAAC